TTGGCGGCGATGCTCGAAGGGGTCAAGACATCGCCGCCCGCCCCGGAGATTTTCCACTCCGTAGCCTTGGTGAACACGAGCAGATCGTTCATGGCGACCGCCCACAGGATGCGTTGCACCGAGCGCGCTGCTATCCTGAACTCGATGGCGTCGTCATCCCGCAGCGGGTCCGACACGTCAAGATTGTCAAAATCGGAGGACCGCGAAAACACCAGCAGGGACGGCTCCGCGACCGTCGACAGGTAACCCTGCCGCTGTTCGTAGAAGACCCCTACTTGTGGAAAATCGTCGATGCTCGACCCGAACTGATTGCTTCCCTTGCGCGGCCCGTGGCTGAAATCCGGGGCGATGTTGTCGTCCTTGAACGTCAGGTTAGTCGTGTAGCCGAGCAGTCCGTAAGCGGAGTTGCTCTCCTTGTAGACGGCATACTTTTCCGCTCCCGTCACCGCGTTCCAGGTGATGGTATTCCAATTCTGGTCATAGCCGAGCAGGTTGGTGGCGCTGTCGATATCGCAAAGCAGGCTTTCCTCGCCGTCCTCCGAGATTGTCGAAACTCCATAGCGATGGACTTTCGGCTCAGTGCCAGCCGTCTCCGGAGAACCCGTATATTTGTAGGTCGCCGTCACGTTCATATTGAGCGGAAACGCAATGGACGGCTCAAACGAGCGAATAGTTAGCGTCCAGTCGTGATGATCAAACCGCTTCAGCTCCCGCACGTAGCGATGCGGATGATAGAGCGACATCACGTCATTCGACTGCTCCCACTTGACCTGCGCCGTGCCGTCATCATTCCACAGCTCCCACCATTCATAGGGCGAGGCTACCTCGACGATCTGCCCCTCTTCGGCGTGGCCGGGCGGATAGAGCACCAGGGCGCCATTGCGCCAAATCCGCATGACGAAATTAGAAAACTCCAGGCAATAGGTGTCGTCGGTGCTCGCGATGAAATCCACCAGCAGCGAGAACTCATCCGAATAGCCCTCGCCGCAGAACTGATAGCCGCTGCGATTGCTCACCCCGCCATAGGGCAGGATCAGGATGTTTTCCAAGAGCGCCGCACCGGTCGCGTATTTGGCCAGATCGTTGCGCGCATGCAGGTCCGGCGACAATTCACCCGACGTAAAGGACCGCTGCGGAAGCGACACCATCAGCGCACTGCCGTCCACGGCGCATCGACATCGCCGTCATAGACCTCCTCGTTCATCGCGACCGTCATCGCCTCGTGATAGGCGAGATGCCGGGATTGGCTGATCGCCTGCAACAAGTCGCGTTTTTTGGTCAATGGCAGAACGATGCGCGTGGCGAGATCGAGCGCGATGACGTCGGCGAGCAGCGGGTCGAAGTGCGCCGGGTCCGTGATGGCCTCCGTTACGACGATGGTCACCGGGGCCATGTTGGTAAAAATCACCCGCGTCTCACTGGGCGCCGCCAATTTGCCGATCTGATAGGGCACTCGCGGCCCCTTGTTGAAGGCGGGCAGGATGCCCCGCACCGCCAGGATGTCTGGTGGGTAATAGTAGGCGGAACTCCACGCGAGATTGCTGACCCATTCCACCTTGACGCCTGCCTGGTAGGCCCGCGCGCAAGACCAGTCGAACTTGCGCAGCGTGGCATCGCGCGCCATCGCATAGAACATCTCGCAATAGCGCGCCTGATCGTTCGGCTCGTCGAGCGAGTGGATGGTGCGTTGCAGACAATGTCCCAGCGCCGCGTTGCAAATATCGACTTCCGAGCGCTCCACGGTCGCCTCCGAATAAAGCAAAGGGCCGGAACCGTCGCCGGCCCGGCCCCTCACTATCCAAGCGTCCAGCGGGACGCTTCAAGGATATTTTACGTGGCCCCGACCTTCTTGGCCTCTGCGGCCTTCTTGGCTTCCGGGCTCTCATCGATGACGGCGTGAACCTTGGAGAGCACGCCCTTAAAATTGCGGATGAGCGTGCCGGGCGGGAGCCACTCCTCCGCTCCGGTCGGGCCAGGCGCCCGGTAGGTGGAGCGGTCGCACGTCATGACCGTGACCCCATCGGCGGTGATCACGTCGCGAGCCCGATACAGCGGCTGTCCGTCCTCGCCCTTCTTCTCGTTGTCGGGACGCGGGATAGGCCCGGTGGCGATTGAGTTGGACTTGATCACCACCGTCTCGAGCGCCTCGTGCGGCGTGACGCCGGCCGTCTTCAGCTCCTCGCCGCCCTCATATTCTGCATACACGTCCGTCTCCGGGTCGTGGATGATGACGCTGGTGACCGGCTCTTCGGCCACGGGCGGATTGGTCTCCGCCGCCTTGGCCGCGGCCTCGTTGGCTTCCGCGACCTCTTCCTCCGTCGCGTCAGTGTCGAGATGCTGGACGCCGGCAGCTGCTTCACGTGAAGCACGGGCGTTCTCAGCCTTGCGCTGGCGCTCCGCGTCCCGCTTGGACACCTCGCCAGCTTCCTTGCGTTCGCGCTCCTCGCGCTCTGCGACCGTCTCTCGTGCCATCAGGGGGCTCCTACGTCATGCGCGACGGCAGGGCGACAGCGCCGAACGCTGAAATCTTGCCCAGCGTCATGGTGCCGACCACCGTGTAGTAAAGGTCTACATAGCGCTTGCTATCGGGGCTCATATACATCGACGGAAACGGCAGCGCGCCGACCGTCAGCGAGGCGAGCGCGATGGCCGACGTCGTGTAGTGCGTGGTCGCCGACGACATGTCCGAGTTGTCGCTCGACCGGTAGCTGATCGCCAGCGACGTGCCGCCCGCAAAGGCCTCCTCGATGGTGACCGCGATGGCAATGGGATCGTCGGTGATGCCCATCGCATTGCCGGCCCAGGTTTTTGGCCCGAGATCGACGGTCTTGGTCGACTTCGCCGTGACGGTGACAACCTGCTCGTCGGAGAAGCCTAGTCCTTTGTCAGTCGTAGCCATCGGTTCCTCTCAGAGCACGCGCGTTTCGGCGTTGTGCAGGACGTCGGTGCGCCGGAACGGGATGCCGTCAAAGCTGGTCACCATCGTCCCGGCGATGTTCTCTTCGGTCAGGTTGGTGGCGACCTTCTCCAGAATGGCCTTGCGCAGCGCCGTGCGGATCGTCCGGTTCCCATACCAGGCTACGCGTCCACCCTGCAGCGACTGGATTTTCTCCTCCGCGTCAATCATGTAGCCGACGATTGTCTTCAAATAGGTCGTGTCCGTCGACAGCAGCGAGACGTCGATGTTGCAGATGCGCACGGTGTAGCGCCAGTCCTGCACGGCGAGGCCGATATTCCATTCCCAATAGTCCCGATACCCCTGGAACTGGTTGCCATCGTCATCCTTCAGCGTCTGCTCGCCGAAATCACGATGCTGCAGGCCAGCCATCAGGCCCTTGGGATAGAAGATCGTGTTCGTCATCGGCGACCAGTGGATCAGCCAGATGGACGTGTTGTCGCCGCCGGTGCCGGCCGCGTCGATGATGTTGCCGCCGCTCGAGGACGATTTCAGCGAGTAATAGGGGGCGAACCCGGTGATGCGCTCCGAATTGACCGCCTGATTCTCGTAGAAGATGGCGGTCGCCATCTGCTGGTTTATGCCCTCCATCACACCCTTTGCTGCGAGGAAGCGGTAGGCGGCCGTGTTGCCGTTCAGCTCGGCCAGAGTCTTGTCGATTTCCGAGTAGACCGCTAGCTGGCCGGGGGTGAATGTCACCGGCGCTGTGGTGCCCTTCACCTTGCCGACGCCCTGATTGATGCGGCGCCAGGTGGCGGCCGGGATGCCGGTGCGGACCATCGCCTTATGGCCGATGGTGCTGTTCGCCTCAGTGGCTACAGCGTCGAGCAGGATTTCGTTCTCCTGCGAGAGCATCTCGATGATGGCCGCCTGAGTCTTGCCATCGTCGCCGTAGGTTTTTGCGACGTCACTAAACGTCGGCATGCCGTCGAGAAAGGCCATCGGAAGCTCCGTCGCGCCGACAAAAGGCGGTATTCCATCGGTTCTACGGGCCTGCTAGGTTTTGCGTAAAGATGCCGTCCGCATGAGGGAAATACGATGATCACCGCCGAGCGCTTGCGCGAGCTGCTGAGCTACGATCCCGATACCGGGGTGTTCACCTGCCTGAAATGGCGCGGGGGCACGGCCCGAGCCGGCAGTGTGGCCGGCTCCATCGGCAACCACGGCCATCGCGCTATTGATATCGATGGGGTCAAATACCTCGCGAGCCGTCTGGCCGTCCTCTAC